TAGCATCTGCATCTACTTCTGATATACCTACTACTTCAAAATCAATGCCAAGTCTTTTTAAGGCCATACTTTGACTACCGTAACCAGCAAATGCCTCAAATACCTTAAGCATCTTCTCTTCTCCGCTTCTTTTTCTTCTTAAATTTATCTTTTACATAACGACCCTTGGCCTCATCAAAATATACACCACTATCTGGCTCATCTGCTAAAGCCTCTAACTTATCCTTACCGTACTTCTTTCTGTCATAACGGTTTTCAATGTGCATTTTCTTCATCTAACTCCTTATAAATAACAATTTCTGCACCACAGTTATCACAAGAGTAAACTGTCTCAAAATATTCATCGGTTTCATTATCTCCAACCCAATAGACAGACTCTTTACCACATAAATAACATTTCTCCATATATTTTACCACAACTCCCACCAATAGTCAAACAGCTTATGAACATTCTTAGGTAAATCCCCCTTAAAACGCCTAATCTTTCTATTAGAGCATTTCTTTAGCCACTTACTTCTGCTACCACGGCTAAGTCTTATATATCTACCTTTTCTTTCACTATAGTATACACCACAAACCCAACCATTGGTACATTTACCTAATCTTGCTAACCTCTTTTTATAGTATATCTTAGCTTCGTATGGGTTTCTGTGCATTTTAATCACCTACATATTAATATTACTATTATAATTCCCTAATGTATCGGAAAATTCGGGAACATACTTTTTAGCTGTATCTCTAATACTAGCTAAGACAGATTGATATATATTAATACTACATTGTAAGGTACAATTTTCTGCTTGTAGTCTTTCTATTTCGGCTAATAATTCTTCTTTTGTATAGTCGTCCTTCATACCCCTTCTCCTCCACCACCAATAAATGAATATAAAGATAAAGGGTGGAATAAACCACCCTATTAAATTTCAAACGCCTCCGCTGCTTTACTAAACTTACCTCTAAAGTTCTTAGTAAGTTCAACCTTATTACCAAAGTTCTTATCTGCAAGATACTCTCCATATCTTACAAACTTACTATTATCCTTACGATTATCTCTCTGTGCCATATCACCAAGCATAGCTATATGACAATTATCGTGACATCTTGTAAATATAAGCTTAAGTGTATGAGTGTCCATATTCTGGCAATTGTGGACAAAAATCCCAGGTTTATCCACATCTATTGGAACTCTATAGGAAACAACACAGAAATTATGATTATCTTCTACTTCCATATCGTAAACTGGTATTATAACCTTATCATATACTAATTTAGTAACTACTGTGTAACCAAGCTCTGATATGTTATTATCCCACACATATTTATCACAAGTCCTATGCTCTGGGAGAATTTTATACTCCATACACTCTGGAATATATTTACATATAAGCTTAGATAGCTTATTAGTTTCATTTTTATTGAATCTCAGATAATTATAACCCTTAGATTGTGATATTGTAGGATATAAATCAAATTCATTTAATTTATTGCATAATCGTTCTATAGAGTCTAAATCAAATGCACAACACCAAATTGTAGAATAATTGTACATCTTAGATAAACTACCATCATCCATAAACCAAACTGCAATAGATTTAACATCAATATTATCAATAATATCTTGTGGTATACTTAAATTTTTATAACCATTTTGAGTCTTAAATGGTAATTTAGACACAAAAGTATTTAAAGTTGTATTAAATACCACAGAGTTTTTAGTATATCCACTACTTCCACTCTTAAGAGTATCTTCACACCCTAATATATGTGATTTCCACATCAAATAGTCAAGTTGCTTCTCCCCTTGAACTAGTTTTGCTGTGTATTTATTTATACCCCCACAATTAAATGAACCATCACCTAAGTATGAGCCAATTAATAATTGAATTTGGTCACTATTATACATGCAAGGCATTTGATTTGAGTTTCTATTAGAAGCTACTAGTATATCGCCCTCACTTAGTTCATCAGCACGTTTCCAACCATCTACTGTCAAAATTGGATGATTATATGTACATCTGATTTGCTTATTTGATGCTTTAATTAACATTGTCTCTCTATTGCCCTTATTTGTAACACTCACAATGTTTTTATATTCAAGAATACCAGTTTTTTCATTTATGGTTAATACCTTTGGTAATTCATTTCCTTTAGTATACATGTTATATAAAGTTTCCAGTTTATAATTAGAACCTTCTGTTGCTATTCGTGATGCACCATCTAAGCACTCATCAACTATAATACCTGCTTTTTCAAGATTTACACCCCTTAGAGCACAATCAGTAATAAGATTTATAGTACCATCAATAATTCCCTGTTCGATAGCACTATCAAAAAATCCCAAATCGTGCATAGCATCATAAAATGGTAAGAATAAGAATTGTGATTTTTCTTCCATAGTGCCTGGGAGATAACCTTGACTAAGATATCTCTCTGATGGCTTCTGAATATACACAATCTTATTTATTTCACCACGCTCCAATAAACTAAGCATAGCTGATACAGATACTATAGTCTTGCCACTACCTGCTGTGGCCTCACAGAATGTGAATATATTCTTATGAATTGAATCAAATAAAGCTATCTGTTCATCACTCATAATGCTATAAAATCTATCACGGTCTTTATTATTCTCTACAGAAAAACCTTCTTGCTTTTTTCTCATAAACCAATTTCCTCTAACTCACACATAAAGAACTCTCTATCAATAGCTGGATACTTAACTAAAATCAAATCTTTAGCCAATTCTTCTAATGATTGATGATACACATGATTTTTGAAGGCATTTTCTTGATAGCTCTTTTCTGACATATCTGAAAGTTCAATGAATGGTGTAAGTAAGTGACATAATTCGTGTACTAAACTAAGCTCACCACAAGCAACGTCATTTGTTACTTTAACTGTTGCCTGTTTATTAATAAAATTGAATTGTGTCATGCCAAGGTAGGTTACTACCCCTTCTTCATCTTCTGACTCTACATATTCAGCTTCATCACATAACTCAAATCTTATAAACCACGAATCTAAGTTAAGTCTGTGTTGCCACCACTTTGCATACTCCATAAACTGCTCATTACTCTTAAAGTGCATAATAGGTTTCTTTGCCATAAATTATTTGTAACCTCGTTCTATAGCCTCTATAAGGTCTACATCTTTCCATACTTTAATATTTCTTTTCTTACCGCCACTTACTTCTACTACATAAGTACCAATGTTCTGCATTGAATAACCTGCAAACTTAGCATAATGTGGAAAAGCTAAAGCAGAACCATTATTAATTGTATATGTCATTCTAACAGATGGTTGTTTAGCATACTTATTGTGGTAAATAATAGGTGTTTCGGTAAAATTATATTCATGTGTATGTTCCAACACTAAAATATCTGCATTATAGAAGTTATAATAATTTTTGGTTTTACGGTGCTTATGCAAATCAACATAAACATAACAATTTCTGTTTATTGTAAAGTAACCAATAGCTAATTCTCTCTTATAAGTCTGAGGAATACCAAGCAGAGTAGCAACCATCTGAGTAATGCTAATGTAACTGTCCTTCTCGGTGCGTTTTTCATGGTTTCCTTCGATGATTGCTACAATCTTGTCTTTTATAGGCTCTAAAATCTTTACAGCCTCGGTAATCTGCTCCTGTGGAGCTAGGTAATTCTCTAAAACACAGCCCAAGCTATTTTTAGTAGGATTGTCTAACAGGTCGCCACCAACAATAACATAGGCATTATCCAATTTCTTAATGAACTTAACAATTTCTTTGATATAATTCAGATTGCCCATACCAATATGTAAATCTGAAAGTGTGAAAATATAGGCGTTATCCAAATCTGTAGTCACGCTGAATACATTATTATTCAGAGACTCTTTCAGTATCATTTCCTTGTCTATCACTTATATACTCCCTCATAAACTTTCTCAATAATTTACTGTAACTTACACCTTGCTCTTTGCAAATACCAACAAACTGCTCCTTAAGTTCCTTTGAGACTCTGATGTTGATATTTGAATTCTGCGCCCTCAACATATTTCCTCCGTATTCTCATCACTATACATTTCATTACCTTCGTACTGAATGATGATATTAGAAATTCTGTTATTAGAGCATTTAGTTGTGCCAGTATTTACTACAATGCGGTTATACAACCACTCATCACTAAATGTCCAAATAAGCTTATCCGTATCCACAGTAATCCAACAAAAATCTTTATCTCGCTTATAGTAATCAGTATTATTTAGATAGTCATAGATATCTGTGTGCTTATTCAACTTGACACAGTCAACCTCGATATAATCATTATCTGCGAGGTATCTAATTGCCTCTGTTACTGTTCCGATATTGATGTTTAGAATTTTAGCGATAGTTGACATATCGCAAATTAGAACATTTTCTGAGTCTGCGTATTGATAAATGCAGAACAGAACTCTAACATAGTCTGCGGATACTCTAGCTAATTCTGCTAAATCCCCAAATGAGCATTTATCCATTTGGACATATCCACGAATTGATTTATTGTATATGTGCTTCAATCTCATTTTCTCCTTATTCGATTTTTATATACTCTTATGACAACTTTAAGAGTATTATACCATGTAAATACAAATAAGTCAAGAAATTGAACATTAAAATTACATTAGAATCAATAATTATAGCGAACACTTGTTTCCAAAACCTATTATATATTATTATATTATATATATATTATATATTATTATATTATAAAATAATAAAGGGACTAAAAAATAACTGAAAGCTAAACTAAAAAGTCCCATAGAGAGATTATTATATATTATTAATTTAATAATCGCAATATTAATAAATAATGCGTTATGTGGTTTGTAGCGAACACAGGTTTTAGTAAATTATGAAAAAAAAAATTGGCTGGCTGTCTTGACTTCTTAGCAAATTGTGGTATAATAAGCTTGTAGCGTGTTAGAGGACACATTTAATTTGCAGTTTTAGAAAATTTTTAAGATTTTTCTTGACAAGCTCTTCTTAGTGTGGTATAATGCGTTGCATAAGGGACTAAAAAATTCTGAAAAAGCTTAAACTCAAAAAGACAAAATAGAGAGATTGAAAAAAAAACAAACGAAAATTAAAATTAGATTAAATATGGCTTTCCCACTTGACTTCCTTTTAGTCTGGTGATATAATAAGCACATGACAACTTAATATAGGGTTCTTTGAGTAAGTTAACGCATACTCGCACTAAATCTTTCAGCCCGAAGTGAAAGATGTGGGGGTTACATAAAAAATTCAAGGAGATTGATTATGTACAAAGTTAAGTCACTGAAACTTTCAGAAATTAAATCTGAGATTATGACAACTGATGAAGATAAGATTTATTTTGAAGGTAGCAGTATTGTACCATTTGCTTTGGTGTGGATGTCTGATAAGGGTAAGTATCCTGTTGTTAGACATACACCTTCCATAAAGGAATATGCAGGAACAAATATCAATAGTTATATCAATTTGATGTCTTATGATTACAAGGGCAAGTTTGATTTACTTATTGATTTGTGTTCTACAGATGTAAAAGAGGTTAAACGACTTACAGGTGTTAAGCGAGAATTATCTATCAGTAATTTGGTAGAAATTCTTGGTAAATGTCCTAAAGCTAAGAACAAGATTACTTTAGTATTTAACTCTAAGGCAAAAAAGCTGAATTATAGTATGATTCAGAATAACTTTCCAACTGATAAGTTTAATGTGTTGGTTGAGGGAGAAAAATCTGAAAAAATGCTTGACAAGTTTGAGTCTATGGGTTATACTATATATAAGCAGTAGTAAACTCCTAGCTTTAGCTATGGGGATATAATGCAATAGCAGTTAGACTTCTGCTAAACAAAAAGATATTTTAAGTAAGCAGAAGCTCTCAAATAGCGACTGTGTAGAGGTAATTGACACCACCATGAAGAATAAGGGTTGCCTAGCTTGCTAGGTGGAAACTTAAACCAAACTTCTTCTAAAGAATCTCCTAACTTTAGTCATGGGATGTGTCAAACTATTTATGAGTTATAGGGATATAGAATAAAGGTTAGTTCGCTTGGCTTTGACCCAAGAGGTATAAGTTCGATTCTTATTGTCCCCGCCATGCTGGTATGGCGCAACTGATAGCGCAGCGCACTTGTAATGCGAAGGTTATAGGTTTGAGTCCTATTATCAGCACCAAATAGTTAAATAGTATTGGGTTAGTAGGTACTTCACAGATACAGAAGTATGCGAAAGTCCGATGCTCATATATGATTTAGGCACATACAGCAACTTTGAAGAAAATGCTATTTGATATGAACAAATGTTAAACCAGTTTGGTGGATTTTATTTGTGCCTAGTATGATTAGAGTCGCTCACAGCAATTTATTTAATTTCTGCTTATTTGAAAAACAGCCATTACACAGCGACTCGAAGATATTGATTTGGCTAAATGCCATTTATTTAGACTCATACAGCAATTATTTTATTTCAAGCTATGTGAAAAAGAATTGAGTCTAGTTAATTTAGTCACATACAGCAATTTTATGGTATGTAGATTTTTGTGATAATACATTTTTGTGGCTAGTAGAAAAGGAGAATTATTATGGATTTTATGAAAGATTTAGCAAACAATGAAAAGATTGAGACTGAGAATGGTGCTATTGGTTATAAGACAGCAGGTAGCAAGCTTGTTGATTTAAATTTTGCAGTACCATCTTTCCGTAGAGAGTTTGCAGATACACATTTGTTTGATGCTTCTCTGTTTGAGGATAAGGCACTCACATTGAAGTGGCTTTTGTTTTTACGTGATATTAAGCAGGGCCTTGGTGAGAGAAAGTCTTTTAGAGAGTTCTTGGTGCATCTTTGTGATGAATATGAGGAACTTGGTTATAATTTTGTGGATAATGTTGCTGTTGAGGATTTTGGTCGTTGGGATGATTACATCTATCTTTATCTCAATACCACTAATGAGAAGGTTAAGGACTTGATTTCTTTCTATCTCAATAAGACTTTGGGTGATGATTTGATGTGTGCATCTCAGAATAAGCCTGTAACTCTTTTGGCTAAGTGGTTGCCATCTATTAATGCTTCTAGTCATAAGACTAGGGAAGATGCTAAGACACTTTGCAGAAAGATGTTTAAGCTTACTCCTAGACAGTACAGAAAGGCATTGGCAACTTTGCGTAAGCGTTGTGCTTCTACTGAGGTACTTACTTCTGCTAATCATTGGGATGAGATTGATTATAGCACTGTACCTTCTAAGGCAAACTTGAAGTATGCTAGTGCATTTTATCGTCATGACTTTGAGCGTAGAGCTGAGTATTTGGAGAAGCTTAAGAATGGCGAAGCCAAAATTAATTGCGACTCTATGTTCTTGTACGATATTGTACATAAGTATGGTAGACAGCTTTGGGGTCATAAGGTTAGGGTAGATGATACCTTGGAGGCATTGTGGAATAATCAGAAGCCTATTGAGCTTACAGGTGATGTGCTTGTAGTTCGTGATGGTTCTGCTTCTATGACTTGTACTGTATCCAATAGTGTAACAGCTATGGAGGTTTCTGATTCTATTTGCTTGTATTGTGCAGAGCATAATGAAGGTGCTTTTAAGAATAAGTTTATTACTTTTTCTCACAGACCAAAGGTAGTAGACCTTACTTCTTGCAAGACATTAGCTGAAAAGTTGAATCTTTTGGGTGAGTATGATGATTGCTCTAATACTGACCTAAAGAGAACATTTAAGCTTATTCTTGATACAGCAGTTAAGGGCGGATATAAGCAGGAAGATATTCCTAAGACAGTTCTTATCGTGAGCGATATGGAATTCGATAGGGGTTGTGATGATATTCCGCTTATGGAAGAAATTGCTAAAGAGTTTGCTGAGTATGGATATAAACTTCCTAAGTTGGTATTTTGGAATGTCAACAGCAGAAACAATGTAGTTCCAATTCAACAGAATGATAATGGCGTAATTCTTATCAGTGGATTTAGTAAGAATCTTGTGGAGATGGTTGTATCTTCTGAGGTTGACCCATATAAGGCTCTTGTAAAAGTCCTTAATTCTGATAGATATTCTGTTATAGATGAGTTAGATTTGACATAAATGAAAAAGTGTGGTATAATAACAGTACAGTAAGAAAATTACTGTTAATCTCTTTCATTTTTTCAATCTCCTTTTAATTAAAGAGCCTACTCCTTTTTTAAGGGGTGGGCTTTTTTAAATATTAAGAGGAAGAAAGGAGCGATAGGTAAGTTGGGTCGTAAAAAAGATATTAATGAAGCTTGCTTGGATGAACTTTTTAATGACGATGAACTTAATGACCAACAGAGAGATTTTGTGATGTATTATGTTGAATCTAATAATGCTTCACAAGCGTACTTAAAGGCATATAAGTGTAAGAAGCAGTATGCTAGTATAATGGGTAGCAAGTTACTGAAGAATCCAAAAGTTCAATCAGCGGTGAAGCGACTGAAGAAAATTTTGATGAAATCTTTTGATGTTGATGTAACTAGTTATGTAGAGTATTTACTTAAAGTAGCTAACGCAGATATTTCAGATTATATTACATTTGAGGAAGAGGAAGTACCTGTATATGATACTGATGGTAGTAGAATGTTTGACCCAGATACAGGTGAGCCATTAACTAAGAAGATTAACAAGATGCATTTAACTAATAGTGATTTTGTTGATTGTAGCGTGGTTGAAAGTATCAAACAGGGTAGAGATGGTATTTCTATTCAACTGGCCGATAAGGCAAAGGCTTGGGAAAAATTAGCTAAATACTTTGGTTGGGTAGGAGAACAGAAGAAGGAAGAGTCTGCTGATAGTGGTATTTTAGATGCTATTAAGGGAGAATTAAAATCAACTTGGGATGAAGAAGATTTAGATGCAGATTTAGATAAGACTTTATCACAAGATTAAGAGGTGGTTGATTGAATAAGAAAAAGGTAAAACTTCAAGGATTTAAGTTTGAGCCTTTCTCAAAGAAGCAGAAGAAGGTTTTAAGTTGGTGGCACGAAGATTCACCAGTATCAGATAAGTTTATGTGTATTGCTGATGGTTCAGTTCGTAGTGGAAAGACTGTATCAATGGCACTGTCATTTGTATTATTCGTAATGAGTAATTTCAATCAAATGAACGCAGCACTTTGTGGTAAATCTGTAGGAAGTTTTAGAAGAAATGTACTTACAGTATTAAAACAAATGATGATAGCCTTAGAATATGAGGTTGTAGAGCATAGAAGTGAGAACTACATTGAAATAATTAAGGGAAATGTGGTAAATTACTTTTACATCTTCGGAGGCAAGGACGAGAGTTCGCAGGATTTAATACAGGGAATAACTCTTTGTGGTTTGCTTCTCGATGAGGTAGCGTTGATACATTGGTGTCGTGCATTGGGGAAACTCAATGTATAATTAATCGGCAAAATCGGTGGACAACCTAGATAAAATGTGCTATAATAACTATTTAAGGAGATGAGTAGTTTTTGGGTGCATTTGTTGATTTAACTGGTAGTAGGTTTGGTAAATTAGTTGTTGTTAGTAGGGATAATTCTATACACGGTAAGAGTAGGCGTGTTTGGTGGAATTGTATTTGTGATTGTGGTAAGGAAATATCGACAACAGCAGATAGGTTACGTTCTGGTCAAACAAAGTCTTGTGGATGCTTAAAGGTAGGAACACATACTATAGATATATCTAATAGGCGGTTTGGAAGGTTGGTAGCTGAGTGTATTGTTGGTAAAAATAAGCATAATCAAAATATTTGGCATTGTAAATGTGATTGTGGTAATTCTGCTGATGTGGTGACAACTGCTTTATTGCAAGGTAAAACAAAATCGTGCGGTTGTTATGCCGTAGAGGTAACAAGTAAGCATAGTCTTAAGGATTTAACTGGACATAGATTTGGTAAATTGCTTGTTCTTGGTAGGGATATTAACCGTAAATCAAAGTGTAGATTTGCATATTGGAATTGTAGATGTGATTGTGGTAGGGTAGTTAGTGTTGTTGGTTCAACACTAAGAAATGGTGATACTAAGTCTTGTGGATGCATAGGCGTAAATTTTGCTGGTTCTCAGTTAGAGAATGAGATTAAGGAATATATATTAACCCATAATTCAGATTTAGTAGTAGAAAAATCTAAATGTCTTGATGGCAAAGAAATAGATATATATCTACCAGAATTAAAATTAGGTATTGAGTATAATGGTTCTGCTTACCATGCAACAGAAAATGCAATTTACGCAGATAAGGATAAATATTATCACAGAGATAAGTTCCTTTTAGCTAAAAATAAAGGAATTAGGTTAATATCAATATTTGATGTTGACTATGAAAGATATAAAGATGAAATCCTTAATTTTATAAAAGATATAATCACAAATAATGAAAAACATTATATACCAACAAAAGAATTTGAATATACTAACAATGATTTTGATGATGGTGAATGGCTAAGAGAATTTGGCTATGAGCCTATTGAACAATTAGAGCCTATTTC